CCTTTCTGCAACACGCAAGCCGCTCCTATAGGGGGTGTAGTTATAAAAGGCAGGTGAGAACAGTGGAACGCGGCAGTAATTTCACACAAGAGCAAAAATTCAAATTAATAAAAAAAGAGATATCCAGGCTAAGAAAAATATTTAAGGACCTGGATAAAGATAAATGGGACACAGCGTTTTCACTGATCAAAAATGCTGCTTTTATGATTGTCACTCTTGAGGATCTGCAGGAGACTATTAACCGGGAGGGTGCAGTCAGCGAATATCAAAACGGTGAGAACCAATGGGGTACAAAGAAAAGCCCGGAGGTTGAAATATATAACACCATGATAAAAAATCACATGGCTATAATTAAGCAGCTCTCTGATCTGCTGCCTAAGCAACCGTCGAAACAAGATACCGATGATGGCTTTATTGATTTCGTAGAAAGTAGAGAATAATATGATTGAAACCAAAACATGCACTAAGTGCGGCAGGGAACTACCCGCAACGATAGAGTATTTTGGCAGAAGTAGTCATAGTAAAGATGGGTTTGGTAGTTGGTGTAAAGGGTGCAAGGCTTTATCGGATAAATTATACAGACAGAAAAACAAAGAAAAGATAGCTGCTATGCAAAAAAAATATGCAGAGAAGAATAAGGATAGTATTAAAAAACACAATGAACGGTACTACCAAGATAACAAACAAGTGATTAATGAAAAAAATAGACAATATTATTATAACAATAAGGAAAAATATTTAAATGACGTAAAAACCTACCGCGAAAACAATAAAGACAAAATATCTGCTAGAGTGAAAAAATATCGTGAAGAGAACAAACAGATAATTAGCCAATATCAAAAACAGTGGTACGAAAACAATAAAGAAAGGGTATTACAAAAAGTTAATAGATACAGGGAAGAAAATGACGAAATAATAAAACTCAAGAAAAAACAATTCATTCAAGCTAATCCTGGATACAACAATAATCGTGCACAAAGATATAGGGCAAAAAAAATGCAGTTAGTAGCAACCTTAACGGATAAACAATGGAAATGTATTTTAATTACATTCAAGCATGAGTGTGCATATTGCGGGAAGTCGGAATCGGAGCAACGGAAAGAGTGCGGTGAACCGTTACATAGAGAGCATTTTATACCAGTATCCAGGGGCGGAGAATATACTCACGATAACATAATCCCAGCTTGTAAGAGTTGTAATAGTTCAAAGCGAGACAAAGACTTCTTTGCGTGGTATCACAAACAAACATTTTATAATAAAAAAAGAGAAAACAAAATATTACAGTATTTAAATTATAGGAACGAGATACCGCAAAAAGCACTCTATCAAGAGTGCTTTTTTAATTAACACAAAAGTAGTGATATGGGCGTGATAATGGAATGATCAAATATCCACTGGACTATAATCCTATCCAGGAATACTGGGAGGCTATTGAATCAGGTCAGGTTGTTGTTGGGGACAAATTATATCGGACTTATAAAAAGGTCGCCTACGATCTAACCAACAACGCCAGTGAATATTATTACAGTCCAGCCCGGGCTAATCATATAATTGAGTTTGCTGAAAATTATTGCCGTCACTCTAAAGGTAAAATGGGTGGCCAGCCGGTTCGATTAGAGCTTTGGGAAAAAGCATTACTGGCTACAGTGTTCGGCTTTATTGACATTGAGGGTAATCGAAAATACAACGAGGCTATGCTGATAGTCGGCAAGAAAAACGGTAAGTCGCTCATAGCTTCCTGTGTTGGTTTATACCTTCAGGTTGGCGACAATGAGCCGGGCCCGGAAGTGTATGCAGTGGCCACAAAAAGAGACCAAGCGAAAATCATCTGGCAGGAAGCTAAGAGGATGGTCCGCAAGTCGCCGGCCCTAAGAAAAAGAATTAAGGCGCTGGTGGCCGAGCTTAATTCCGAGGAGTTTAATGACGGTGTTTTTAAGCCGCTGGCCAGTGACAGTGACACCCTTGACGGACTGAATATCCATGGCGGTTTGATGGATGAGATCCACCAGTGGAAGAATGGTAAAGCACTGTTTGACATTATAGCGGATGGTGGATCGGCTCGGGAGCAGCCATTAATTTTTATGACCTCGACCGCGGGTACCGTCCGGGAAGATATATACGATCAAAAATATGATGAAGCTGAAAGAGTTATAAACGGATACTTTGATCCCCAGGGCTATAAAGACGAACACTTTATAGCCTTTATTTATGAGCTCGACAGCCGTAAGGAGTGGACAGACCCAGCCACCTGGCGGAAGGCTAACCCCGGACTAGGTACTATCAAAAACGAGAAAACCCTGGTGGCTAAAGTCGAGAAAGCCAAAGCTAATCCATTGCTGGTTAAGAATTTAGTGTGCAAAGAGTTTAACATCAGGGAGACTTCCAGTGAAGCATGGCTGCCATTTGAAGTTATAAATAATACCGCTCTGTTTGACCTGGCTGAATTAAAACCGAAGTATGGGGTCGGCGGAACAGATCTATCCAGCACCACTGACTTAACAGCCGCCAAAGTTATATTCAGAGTTCCGGATGATGAGCGCATTTATGTGCTGCAGATGTACTGGCTTCCGGCTGATCTATTAGAGCAGAGGAGCAAAGAAGATAAGATTCCATATGATCTCTGGAACGAGCAGGGCCTACTAAGAACCTGCCCGGGAAACAGCGTCCATGCAAAGTATGTCACTGAGTGGTACATCGAAATTATGAATGACTATGGGATCTATCTACCCTGGATAGGTTACGACTCGTGGTCAGCTAAGTATTGGGTGGAAGAGATGCAAGGGTATTTCGGGAAAGAGGCATTGGTGCCAGTCATACAGGGGAAGAAAACATTGTCCGCGCCGATGCAAAAACTAGGAGCTGACCTGGGAAGTAAGTTGGTTATTTATAACAATAACCCTATAGATAAATGGTGCCTTACAAACACGGCTATAGAAATAGACAAAAACAATAACATCCAGCCTATAAAGACCAGCAATCAGCGGCGCAGGATAGACGGTACAGCCGCACTATTGAATGCTTATGTGGTTTTACAGGACCGGCTCCAGGATTATCTTAACATGATTTAAAGGCGGTGATACCTTTTGGAATTCAGAAATTTGTTCTCAAAAATATTTGGAAGCGAGAAAAACGGTGCGCCGCCAATGAAGTGGTTTGAGTTAATCAGCAGTTCAGACAGCACCTTTTATCCGTGGAACGGCAGGGCTTTTGAAAGCGATATAGTACGCGCAGCCATCCGACCCAAGGCCAATGCTATCGGCAAACTGAATGCTAAACATGTTCGGGGCAGCGGCGAAGCAATGAAGATAAACCCTGAGCCTTACATAAAGGCGATACTCGAAGAGCCTAATCCTTATATGTCCATGCAGGATTTCTTAACCAAAATGACCTTCCAGCGTGAACTTAATCATAATGCTTTCGCTTATGTAAAACGGAACGAGATGGGGTATCCACTAGAGATTTACCCCATCCCTTATAGCGGAATTGAGCTATTAGAAAAAGCGGGGGAAGTATTTCTTCGCTTTCAGTTCTGGAACGGGCAGCAGATTACAGTGCCTTATGTTGACTTAATTCATCTCCGAAAAGATTTTAACAGCAATGACTTCTTTGGCGATAAAGGTACTAAAGCCTTAAAAGATATCATGGAAGTCATAACCACTACAGATCAGGGAATAGTTGCGGCGGTTAAAACCTCAGCCGTAATAAAGTGGATACTCAAATTTAAGAGTGTTTTAAAACCTGAGGACATTGATGAGCAGCTTAAGAAATTCACAAAGAACTATCTGTCTATGGCTAACACTGGCGGAGCAGCTGCATCAGATCCCCGGTATGATCTTGAGCAAGTAAAGGATAACAGCTATGTACCAAACGCCGCGCAGATGGACCGATCGGTGCAAAGGCTTTACTCCTATTTCGGAGTTAATGATGCCATCGTTCAAGGGAAATGGACAGAGGATCAATGGAATGCTTTTTACGAAGCAGAAATAGAACCGATAGTTATACAGCTTTCAAACGCCTTTACAAGGGCGTTTTTTACAAAGCAGAAAAGAGCCATGGGCAACAAGATAATATTTGAAGCTAACAGTCTGCAGTATGCCAGCATGGACACCAAGCTGAAACTAGTAGCTATGGTCGATCGCGGCGCAATGATACCAAATGAATGGCGCGAGGTTTTAAATATGGGGCCGATTGAGGGCGGCGATAAACCGATCAGGAGATTGGATACAGCTGAAGTCGGAAAGACAGAACCTATTAAAAAGGAGGATGATACCAGTGGCGGTAAAGACGATAAAGAATAATAAACTTCGACGTGAAGATGCTGAATATCGCAACTTTAATTTTGAGATTCGGGCGGCCAAGACTGAAGATAACCAAGAAGAATTATACGTCGAGGGCCGCGCTATCACTTTTAATGATCCAACTATCCTTTGGGAATATGACGGCATTCAGTACAAAGAGCAAGTGGATGACCGGGCTCTGGATGAGGCCGATATGTCCGATGTGATATTCAATTACAACCATGGCGGGAAGGTCATGGCCCGAACCCGGAACACTACCCTGGAACTTACGGTCGACAAACAAGGCTTAAACATAAAGGCCCGGCTTGATGGCACCAAAGAAGGCCGAGAGTTATACGAGGAAATCAAAGGCGGATACATAGACCGAATGTCATTCCGCTTTGTAGCGAACGAAAGCGCCTATGATAGTGACAATCATATGAGGACCATTAGGAAAATCAAAAAACTTTATGACGTGTCAGCTGTGGATATTCCGGCTTACGATACTACTTCAATTTCGGCAAGGAGTTTCTTTGAAGCGGAGGCTGAGGAGGAGCGGAAGGTGGCGGAGGCTACTGAATTGCGAAAGAAGTTATTGCTGAAAACCTTTTTGTAAATTAAGAAAGCGAGGTATTTAACATGAACCCTAGACTGTTAGAAATAGAAGCAAGGAAAGTTGCGATCCGGGCATTACTGGAAGGAACCGAAACAGTTGATCTCGACGCTCTGGAAAAAGAACTCCGGGATCTGGATGTTGAAAAAGCTCAGATAGAAAAAAGAAACCAGCTGGCGACTGGGATCAATGCCGGTGGCGATGCCAGAATAATCAAAGACGTGAACATCATCGCTCGCAAACACGACCCCGAACCCGAAGATAAACCAGAGTTCCGGGAGATTGGGGAATTCCTTCAGACAGTGAAATGGAATCCGCAGGACCCGGCGTTAAGAGCCAAGGAGTTTGGCAAGGATGCTGAAAAGCGTTTCATGCAAATGGGCATTGGAGCTAATGGCGGCTTTATAGTTCCAGAACAATTCTCCAATGAAATTAAAATGGTAGATGATCAGGCCGCGATCTTCCGTCCTCGGGCCCAGGTTATCCCGGCTGGAGATCCTCCTGATGCTGCTATCACTATCCCCGCATTAGATCAATCGGGAGCTAATGGTGTATATGCTGGCGTAACAGTTACCTGGATTGCAGAGGGTGCAACCAAACCAGAAACCGAACCAAATTTCAGAGAGATAAAGCTAGAGCCCCAGGAAGTAGCCGCTCATATAATCGTAACCGACAAACTGCTCCGCAATAGTGCGGCCGCTGGTGCTTTGGTATCCAACTTGCTCAGAAAAGCAATAATTGGCGCTGAGGAAGATACGTTCCTTTCTGGTAATGGCGTAGGGCAGCCTTTGGGGATTATCAATCATCCTGCAGCTATTACTATACCTAGAGCAGTGGCTAATCAGATCGCTTATGCTGATGTAGTCAACATGTTTGCCCGGGCAAAATTCGGCGGCAAATTATGCTGGATAGGATCCCAGACCATTCTCCCGCAACTGATGCGGATGGTAGATACCGGTAATAACCTTGTATGGCAGCCCAATGCTCGCGAGGGAGCTCCCGGCACCTTACTAGGTATTCCATTCCTGCTCAATGATCAGAGCCCGAGCCTTGGCACTGAGGGAGACCTGATGCTGATAGACCTCAACTACTACCTGATAAAAGACGGCTCCGGAATTAGTATCGCCATGAGTGAGCATCCTCTGTTTACCCAGAACCGGACTATAATTAAAGCCTTCTGGAATGTGGATGGCCAGCCGTGGCTGATCACTCCGTTGCTCCAACGCAATGGCGTTGATACAGTTTCACCATTTGTAGTTTTAGACTAATAGAAAGGAGGAAAAACAATGAAATTAGTAGCCGAACAAGTTAAATTTGATAATGCTATGGTTCCGGTGTCTCTTAATGGCGTCGCTACCACCAGATATTTCGGAATGAATGGATATAGGAAAGCCTGCTTTGTTGTCGAACTGGGAGCAATGGCCGCGGGCGTAACTTCCGCTCTGGCACTCGTAGAGGCTCAGAATTCCGCAGGGGGCGGCTCCCAGGCAATAGCCGCTCTGGCTGATACCATTACTGCTAATGTGGCAGTAACTTCAGCAACCATAGAATGTAATACCGTTATTGCAACCGATGCCATTGTAATCAATGGATTGACCTTTACCGGTGCGGCCGCCGCTGATGCTCCAAACAGAGTATTTGCTGTAGGCGCCAGTGATCAGGCTTGTGCTACCAACCTGGCGGCATTAATCAATAATGCGACTTATGGGGTGCCAGGCGTAACTGCTTCGGTAGCTGACGATGATATTACCCTGGTATCCAGTGATCCCGGAGCTGTCACAATAACCGTGTCCACTACCGATGGCACCTTTACTATCGCTACTGTAAGCGCTCAGGGATACATCGAAGTTGACGCTTCTGCAATGGATCTAGCGGATGGCTTTGATCATATCGGGTTGACCGTAACCAATAGCGCCGCGGTGCTTACTTCCGTTATGTTGTTACGAGGTAATGGCAGATATACTCCGGTCCAGGCTGTAGCAGCTGAAGATTTCTAGGAATTGGGGGCTTTATGCCCCCAGTCCTTTTTATTAGGAGGGATGTAGTTGAACTCGTATACAGTAGTTAAGGCCTTTGGGGGGCACCTGGTCGGGGAGACTATTATGGTTTATCCCGCTCTGGGAGCTAAGCTAATAAAACAGGGGTTGGTCACATTGGCCGACCGGGATGTTAACGAACAGGTCCAGTTCAGATGGGTGAATGAAAACCTTGAGATATACAATATTTTGACAGGCGCGGTTTTACTGAGAATTCCACCGGCTGGGCTAACCAGTCTTTCAGTCGATATAGTCGGGGATGTAATCGGCAATTTATTCGGCGATGTTACGACCTACGAGGGGGATGGGGAGATCGGCCTTAATCTGCTCATGGCAATACTTAACGGCAACGCAGCGACCTGCGCCATGACCTTAGCTGATGGAGCTGAAGGACAGACAATCACGATCAAGACAGTTGACATAACCAACGATTGTACCATCACTCCAGCGCATCTCCAGGGTGGCACCTCAATCAGTCTGCCAGCCGCGAATGATGCTGTCACTCTGATGTTCGACGGGGCTACTAACTGGCATGTTATCAATCTGTACGGAACTGCGGCGGTAGTAGCATGATGAAGTACATAGTGATAAAGCAATTCAGTGACATGGGAACGCCCAAACAGCCCGGGGATTATGTCGAGGCTGACGATACCCGGGCGGCTAAACTGAGGAGAATGGGACTTATAGGTGGACGGTATGAGTTGCCGATCCAGACAGTCGATATTAAAGAATATCCAAAAAAACCTGCAGCGGCAAAGAAAAAGAAAATGAAAGCGAGTGATTAAAAATGGCAATCACTATACTGCATCATAATGAAAAATATGCCGGTACTCATGCTGAACGGCTGGCGATGGATACCTCAAGGGTGTCGACCGGCTCAACATATTTTGAATGGGACACTTCAAATTTATTAACCTGGTCGGGTTCGGCCTGGGTAGAAAAGAATGGTAATGTTCAGGGCACTGTTCAACTATCTGGAAGAAAACTTGCATT